CGCCAGTATTAGCAATGCCTGATAGGTGTAGGTCTTTGAAGCGACTATCAGAATGTCCTATGTCAACTGTTGCATCTATATTAGTGCCGCCTTTATGAGGCAATACCGCACTAGTACCAAACTGCAAACCTGAGTGTGTTGAGTTTCCTTCAATCACTAAATTGTCAGAGTTATCAACACCAACACTACCTACGGTTGTGCCGTCTTTGCGGAACTGTGCGATAGTGCCATCACTTCCTAATCTATTAAAGATTGCAGAAGGGTTATTGCTTCTAGTTAAAAACGCTACAGAATCTCCACCACCAACATAGTATTCAAACCCTTTTGTTACACCTAAATCAGAAGAAGTCTTACCCACCAGCAGGTTGCCTGATGAGTCTATGCGCATGCGTTCTGTGCTAACTGTATTAAAAACAAGAGGATGGGAGCTTCGGGTTCCCACCTCACCAGCAAAACCATTGCTAGTTTGTGGTGGCACAATTTCAATCTGCCTTAACCCAGAAGCATCAGTAACTAAAACACCTGAGTCTGCCGCAGTTGTTAAACTTGATGAAGGCGAACTAGTACCAATACCCAAAGACTCCGCAGACGCATCCCAGAACAACTTAGCCGTTGTGCCTGTGTCCTCGTAGAAGCTGATGTCTCCGTTGTTGGCGACAAGCATACGATTGACGTTGTTTGTAGTTCCGTTAGAAGTGCTAAACATTAATTGTGAATCATCACCAAGCGCATCAACTGTGGTAGCGGTAATAGATGCTTTTATCCCTGCTCCGGGTGTAGACGTATCATTGCCATAGAATTGAAGGTCTCCAATAACTGCGCCTGCGCCTAAACCATTGCCTGTGCTTTCTAGCTTAATTATTGAGCCATCTAGATTGCTAACAGTCAAACCATCCATCGTGGCTGTGCCAGTAACGTCTATGCCTGTGGATTTTGTTGCTAACTTAGTATTTCCTTGATGCCCTAATCTAATCTCACTAGCAGTTGTTGTTAGCAGGTTTTGACCACTGCCGTTTTTAATAATAGTCCCTGCATCTGAGTTACCTAAAATTAAATATCCTGTCCCAGCGTCGCTAATATAGCTATTAGACCCATCATGGTAAATCTCTAGGTCATCACCAGCACCGAACGTAGCCTTGTCGTTGTCGCCGAAGTTAAGGTCGCCTGTCAGCGTACCGCCGGTAGTCATCAAAGCACCAGCGGCTGTTACGTTAGCTGTGTCCGTTACGTCTGCACTGGCTTCAATACCATCTAGCTTAGTGTTGTCGGCAGAGGTAAAGTTAATCTCGGTAAGACCGCCATCGCCCACGGTGTATGTAGTATCAGTCCAAGGAACATTGACAACGGCTTGGTCGTCGCTGTTTAACTGGATACCGTAAGTTCTTGCAGCAGTAGTAGTTACAGCATTAGCAACTACAGTTTGGTCTGTGTCACTAAACAGCTCAATGCCGCCTAAAGTTGTGTCAGTAGCCACGGGAAGTGCAAAAGAAGTGCTAGTAATTGTAAAGCTAGGATATGTTCCTGAAACGGAAGTACCACCAGCGCCTGTCAATGCGACAGTCTGGTCAGGAGCTGTATTAGCAATCTCTCCACCAGCGGACAAGCTAATGCCTGTGCCTGCCGATAGGGATGCTACAACGTTAGTGGTGTCGGTTACATCTGCACCTGCTTCGATACCGTCGAGCTTTGTGCCGTCTGTGGCTACGTCTCGTCCATCGAAGGTGCTGTTGGTTGTTATTGCGCCTGTCATCGCTCCACCTGTTCTAGGTAGTGCGGCATCGGCTGTGGTGCCCTGCGCAGCAGTAGCGTAGTCCGTAGAGGCTGTAGTGGCAGCAGTGCCCAAGCCTAGGGTAGTACGTGCAGCAGAAGCGTTCGCATCGTCAATCAGTGTACCACCAAAAGTCGAAACGGCTGAGGAATTTAGTTTAGTAGCACTAGCTACAGCTATGTTGTCAAACTCAGTGTTAATCTCCGTCCCTTTAACAATCTTAGCAGGGTTACCAGACGGCAGAGAATCTTTAGCAGCAAAGTTAGTAGTTTTAATATAATTAGACATCAAGAAACCTGTTCAAGTATGAGAGGAGGGGAAAGTAGAAAAAGGGACTCCCCTGTTACAGGAAGCCCCTCTTGGTTACTACTTATGCATCTACTGCAAGTACGAATCCAGCGTCTGGACGCAAGACCTTAGTGCCGTACAGAGTGTCAGCAGTGTACAAGGTTCCGAGGAACTCCTGCTTGTACTGAGTCTGTGAACGAACGCCCTGCTGCTCTGCCAGAACAAAAGTGTCCTTGTGCAGAAGCTGTGCGCCTTTAACACCACTTTCAAGAGTAGCAGCGTTGGTTGATACAAATACGTCAATGCCGTACAGAGTACCAATCTGACCGTTCTGAACACCGCGACCATCTACGAAGTCAGAAGAGTTGTAGCGGTCAATGCCCATGATAGCGTTACGCAGTGAAGGTGGAACTACGAAGCAGCGGTTGTCCATAGGAACGTCTGCATCATCCATCTTCTGAATCAAAGCACGGAAAGCTAGGTCAGAAAAATCACCACACTCAGCAGCACCCTGTGCGCTGTATGCTTCAAGAAGACCGGAAGTAGGGTCAATCTGGAAAGAAGCACTGTGAGTCCAGTCGCTACCATCGCCGTCACCCAGAGACTTACCAAGGTTAGTCAGGTCAGTATCAACCTGCTTAGCCAGAGCATAACCAGCGTCGCCAGTGTAGAACTGACGGAGAGAAGCCAGAGCCTGAGTCTCGGTGATGTCTTCAATCATACGAGAGTATTCGAAGTGCTTGTCGATAACAACCTGTACTTCACCCTCAGAAGCATTCTGAATGGTTACAGCTTGGCCTTCAACCTTAGCGTGAGCATCGCCACGAACAGGCTTAGGGATATGTACAACGTCGCCTTTCTTACCAGTCATGCCCAAAGACTTGACCAGAGGAGCCAGAACCAAGTTAGACTTGTATGCAGCAACAACTTCGTCACTCCAAATTTCTGGGATAAAAGTAGCAGCGCTAGTGTTGTCTACCGCACCGCCCATGTTGGGATATGTTGAATCAGTCATAATTTAATACCTTATAATAAAAGAGTTTAGTTAGCGGACTCTCTTCTCGGCATAAGCCCTAGTGATTTCATCAGATAAAGCTAAATACCGTTCTGGATTGTCCTGCATTAGTTTAATAATGTCTGAGCGTCGATATATCTTCTTCGCTCGCTGTTCTCCATTTCCTTTGGTGCTACCAGTAGAGGCAGCTTTAACAGCGGATTTCCTTGTTTGCTTCTCAGCAGCTACAGTCTTAGCTACGGCACCTTGACGTTCCTTCCAGTTAGTGAAGAGTTCGTCGGCAGCTTCGTAGTCGTACTGCGTGTCTGCTTGAGCAAAGAGCTGTGTTCTAATCTTAGAGGCTTTAATCCATTCAACAAACTTTGGGTTCTGAACAATATCAGTCATGTCAGGATGACGCTTCTGAAGTTGTGTCATTGCAATAGTTCGTGCCTGTTCCTGTGTGGCAGCCTCAGCCTTCTTAATTGAAGGGTGATTAGCGATAGCTCTTTCGACAGCCTTGTCAGGGTCGGAAAAGAAATCAATATCTTCGTCTACAGTTTCTTGCGTTGGTGTAGTGTTGTCGAGTTGTGTCTGAATGTAACTATCAACGACTGAACGTAACTCCCCTACTTCTCCGCTTTGCTTTCCTAGGAGCTTCTCAGCTTCTTGGTGCATCCTTACAATCTCAGCGGTTGACTTTCCTTTGTACTTATCGGGGATGTCATCTTCTTGGGTTTCCGCAGGAGTTACCTCTTGTTGAGTTTCCTGTGTAATTTCCTCAAGGTTGCCTAGTTCTTCTTTGTCGTCTTCTGGACGCTCGTCTGGTAAAATTGTTGCCATTATTAAACTCCGTACCTTTAGTATTATGGAGGTTTATATTATGTAAGGGTTCAACACACCTATGAATTTGCCTTACGTTCTTGTTTCAGCTGACTCTCTCGTTTCTTGACCCAATTGTCGGACGCAATACCATTCCGCTTTTCAGTCCAAGTTCCAAAAGAATTTAGCTGCTTTACTGCTAGTTGACCACAATCATTGCACTCAACTTCTTTAGTGTCGCTACTAACGAATCGTTCATTAGTATGTCCAGCTTCACATTTAAAATCAAACAGCGGCATCGTCTTCCATGCCTAGGTTGTCATATGCGTCACGGACTTGCTCTTCTAAGTTTAGCAACGAAGCAATGACATAAAGTTGTCCCTTCCTAAAGAAGAGGTCTTTTTCATCTTTCGTTCCTTCTACTGAATTAATGCCTTTGGAGTTAGTAAGCAGGTCTTCCGATAAAGTCTTCCAACCTGATGTACGAAACATCGAAAGCATATCTTCGTAGTATTTTTCTAGTTCTTTGTCTGTGTCATTCATTAACTGTTTCTCCTTAAAGGACAGTTTGTTATAAGTTAAAGTACAAGTTAAAGTATACTAAAGCATACTATAGTAGTATTATAACATATTTACAGTCAAATGTCAAGCTTTATTTTACTTATTTGTAACCACGTGCCTTCATCTTGTTCTTACCCGCACGTTGTCCGCGCTTAGGCTTGGGCATTGATTTCGGCTTTGCTTTGCTTTTAGGCTTCATTGAATATGAGGGCATAAATTCCTCCTGTTATGTTTCATATACTATACAATGTACACTCTAATGTATACTTAAGACACTTTTGTATACATATTAGTACACTACCACTTAGCTTTATCAGCCCAATATGCCGCAGACATTTTGCCTTTAGCTATGTTCTTACCATGTCGTGCTTTGAAGCTGGCTCTTTTCTTCTTCATAGCCTCAGACTCACCTGCTTTAGGCTTACCTGCTGTCTTAGCTCCCTGCTCTCCAAAGCGGATGGTCTTAACCTTGTCACCCTCCTTGGCAACCACTACGTGACTCTTCTTAGGATGACCGGGGGTACGTTTCGGCTTATTGTACCCCGCTACGCCTACCCTAGCTAGTCTTGGGTCTGGTTTTTTTGCTGGCACTAGGAGCCTCCTTAGTGTTGACTTGTTCTTGTAGTTTGTCTACTTTTTTGTTGACATCCTTAAATGCTTCGTTTATCTGTTTAAGTACGTCGTTGAACTGTCGCTCTGTAATCATTGTGGCAATTGTCCCATATTAGGTTGCATTGGAGGTCGTGCTTGTGGTTGTGCCTGTGGTGCTGGTTGTTCTACGTTGCCTTCCTTAACGGCTACCTCACGCTCCTTGAGTAGCTGCTTAGAGATTTCAAGGCGCTTCTTAAACTCTTTGTCGTCCGCATCCCCCGCATCTAGGTTCGCTGTTACAGCCTTAATACGGTCAATCTCAAGCTCTTGTGGTACAGCCTGTGCTTCAGCCATGGCTTTAGCAGCACGTGCCTGAGACTCTTGAGCCTGTCCGTTAAGGGCAGCAGTCTGTGAAGCTTGGAACTGCAACTGAGCTTGCTGTGAAGCCTGTTGAGCCTGTTGTGCTTCTGGGTTAGGCTGATTGGCTTGGTCAAGCTTGGCAATAAGTTCTTCACGGTTGGACAAGTTCATGTTCTCAACAATGGACTTAATCAGCTCAGGATACATTGGGGTCTCAGGAGACATGGTTTGTAATAACTGTACAAGCTGTGTGACTTCATACTCACGGGCAATAATACCTAGAGAGCTGGATACGTCAAACTTATAGTCAGCCACTGGGTACAACTCAGGCTCAAACTGCATATAGCGATGAGCAGCCTTGGTTACCAGCGGAATAATAAACGACTCTTGGAAGTTAATCAAGGTACGCTTGTGACGCTTAATGATAGCGCCTAGGCTCATGGAGATGCCCGCAGCTGTGCTTTCACCATTGATACTACCTGCGATACCAGCTGAGTCAATAGCACCTGTAGCGGTCTGTACCATCTGCTGTAGGGCAGCGGCTTGTGCAAAGGTAATGTTCTGTACCTGACCAAAGTTAAATGGCTGTAGGACTTCCGAAGGGTTACCGTTAGTTAGAATTACTTTACCCGGACGTACTTCAGGTTTAGCACCGCGAGGCATACGGGAAGCATCCATGGCAAGCATAGGGTGTACAGTAAGAGCAAGAGCATCGATTCTAGCGCGTAGTTCTGCGTCTAACGCCTTCTGAGAGTTGTAGCCTTTCTCACATACTCCTCGACCCCAGAAACGGCTAGGAACGACATCCCAAGGGAATGCAACAACGGGACGGTCGCCCATCATGTAAGGGTTCTTCTCAGCCTTCAGGAGAGTACCACCATCAGCAATAACAACGATAGCCTCAACGTAGTAGCTATCTTCCGCTTCTTCGTCTTCGGACAGCGTTACAGCTTCTTCCTCGGCATCTGGGTCTGACATAGCTTCGTCCAGCAAGTAGCGAGGCACAAGGCCGTAGTACTTAGTAAGACGTACTTTGTCGTCATCATAGGTAGTAGTTAGTTCGTGGTCAGGCTCAATGTCAAAGTCAGGAGCTGCTGTACCTACGTCTGCTTGACGATAGACACCATCTTCCTGTAACTGCTCCACAACGTGACGTGATACGAACTCATCAATAGCAACACCCAAGGCATTCTCTATAGTAGTGGCTACGGGGTCGATAAGGAAGTTCTGAGGCATTACAGGGTTAAGCTTAACGCACGTACGGTCTGTAATATTGACACCAACAGCAGTCAATTCACCGCCCATGACAGGCTGTGTGGCTGGTTTCATTTCCTTTTCGGTAGTGAGTTCAATCTCAGCAATACCTGTGCCGAATACGGCTGCATTGATAAGACACTCTGCTACATTCTTACGGATTTTGTTACGTTTAAAGTCTGATTCAAGGCCAGTACGTAGGACTTGTATGTCCATCTTCTCCGTGTCGCCTGCATCGTCCGTAATATCGAACCATTTACCACGACCGAAGGTAGCTTCCTCCAGTTCCGCTACGGAAGACTCCACAGCCTGTTGTAAGGCAGGGGAAATAATCTTGGAACGCTCTGATTGTCGTGTTTTGTCTTCAGCAGACCACTGACCACGCCACAAACGGTAGTATTCATCAAACTTTTGGGAATAGTTAGCCTCGAAATGGTCACGCCAGTCGGTGCATTTTGATTCTACCCAGTCTTCTAAGCGTTCTAAGTGAAACTTTTCTTTGTCTAACATAGTTTAATATCCTGAATAGTAGTCAGTAAACTCATATTCGTCTTCCTCAAAGTCAACAGCATAGGCTATCTGTGCTAACTGGTCTATATAAGCCAATGAGTCAATTAAATCGTCATGTACTAACTTGTTGGGGAACTGAAATAGCTCATCTAGGAACTCAGTATTCCACTCCCCTTTGTTAAGTACAAGGTTACCGTGTTCAAATCTACCCTGCAACGCCCATACGATACGGTCTACCTTACGTTTGTTGCCGTGGGTTAGCTCTTCTACGCGGAAGAACCTTTGGTTTTTCTTCATTAAGTCGTTTAGGTAGGGATAGACAGCATTCTTCAATGCTCCCTTCTCAATCCCTACGGCTGCTGGTTGATAGT